AAAACAAATCAAAAGCATTCTGGTGTGGTTAAGTCCTCAAATTTATGTACCGAAATAACAGAAATTAGCAATTCAAAAGAGACAGCGGTTTGTAATCTTGCCAGTATTGTTCTGGTGTCCTATGTGAAAAAAGACGCAGACGGAAAGCCTTACTTTGACTTTGAAATGCTTCACAGTGTATCCAGAGTGATTACCAAGAATCTAAACAAGGTCATTGATCGTACATTCTACCCGATCCCTGAAACGGATTACAGCAACCGGCGACACCGTCCCATTGGTATTGGCGTTCAGGGTCTCGCAGACACATTCGCACTGATGAGGATGTCGTTTGATAGTCCGGAGGCAGCACAGCTAAATCGTGAAATCTTTGAGACCATCTATCACGGAGCAGTTACGGCATCTGTGAAAGTATCCCGCGAACGCGAGGAACTGTTGATAGAGCTGGAGAATCCTGAACTCAGCGCCAAGCGTAAGACTGCCATTCGTAAGAAACTTCACCTTACGGAAGCCGAGAAAAAACTGGAACGATGGAGAGGTTCGTATGAGACATTCGTCGGGAGCCCAGCATCCTTTGGTAAGCTCCAGTTTAATCTATGGGAAGAGGCAGACGGCATTGAAGTACAACATTCAGGAAGATGGGATTGGGAAGAATTACGAAAAGATGTTATGACCTATGGTATGCGTAATTCATTGCTTCTTGCTCCTATGCCAACAGCATCTACCTCGCAGATTATGGGATCCAATGAAGCATTTGAACCATTCACGAGCAACATCTACCAGCGCCGTACGCTTTCGGGAGAATTTACAATTATCAACAAGTATCTTATTAACGATCTAATCGGTTTGGGTCTATGGAGCAGTGACCTAAAGGACGAACTATTAGCAAACGGCGGCAGTGTCCAAAACATTGAGAATATCCCAGATGATATTAAAGTACTCTACAAAACGGTTTGGGAGATTAGTCAAAAAGTACTGATTAACCAATCGGCAGATCGCGGTGTATATGTATGTCAATCGCAGTCGCTCAANTTGTTTGTAGAAGAACCGGATATGACAAAACTNACCAATATCCATTTCTACGCATGGAAGCGCGGTCTCAAAACNGGNATNTATTATCTGCGCACTCGTCCCAGGGTCAAGACAGCAGCATTCACCTTAAAAATAGAAAAAAGAGCTGGCAGTGATGTAAAACTAACCAAACAAGATGTAACGGAAGAAATGATCTTGGCATGCAGCCGCGAGAATCCAGAGGCTTGTGAATTCTGTAGTTCTTAAAAAATGACATTCGTATAAAAAGAATTAGATCGTATAACTATAGTAAATGAATGGGATGTTTCGTAAGTAAAATGTAGATGTTTCTACTATTAAAAATGTGATGTTTCTACTATTAAAAATGTGATGTTTCTACTATTAAAAAATGTGATGTTTCTACTCAAACACCTATTAACTTAAGTTTTGAAATGGTACATAATATAAGTAAAAGCTATTCCAGAGACTCTTCATCATTAGAACACGATGGACATATATCATATAGGGCATATAGAAGCTCTATCGAAAATAGAAACCGGACTATTGTAAAGATTGTTTTATATAAAATAATTAATTAATTGATATTTTTATTATTTTAGAAATTCAGCTTTGCTAAGTAATATCCTACAATTATTCCTAAACTATTCATAACAATATCTTGCCAGCGTCCATACCACCATCCAGGTACACCATCTGTTGACAAATTATAATTACATTTAGACAAATAGAATGGATGATCATAGAAATAACTTTCTAAAATTTCCCAACCTACACCCATCATAAAGATTAATAGCAAATGTGTTGGATAAAAATATGCTAAAATCATATAGAATAAAAAGTGTAAAATACCCCAACCATCTAAGAATTTATCCCACGGTGGCGGTACGAAAGATTGCGTAAATGGATCCTTAAATTCTGTATTCTTACAACGATATGTTCCGTATAATATAATGCTTAGCATACATAACAAACCTATTACAATAATTTGTATTGAAGGATATATCATTGCTCTTATAATGGCACAGATATAATAGTTTCTTGAGCGTATATTTTATCGCCCACTTTCACATTTGGTTTGAAATATTTTGCAGAAAATTCTATATCAACTCTCGAAGATAACTTTATCATTCCCATATAGTCTCCTTGTTTTACGGTTTGTCCAATACGTGATTTATTTACAATCCTACGCGCGATTTGTCCTGCAATCTGTGTAATTGTAATATCTCCATATTTTGTATCAAGTATAGTCTCCATACGTTCGTTGTATTTTGATTTTTCTAAAAGATATGCTGGATAAAATTCACCCTTATGATATTTTATATCTTTAACAGTCCCATTGATGGGATAAAACTGTAAATGTTGGTTAAATATGTGTAAGAAAACAACAATTCTATATGTATTTGTAGATTTAGTGAATATAATTTCCTTTACAGTTCCATCGCTTGCTGCTAGTAAATTATCGGGTTTTTGTACAAATGATCTGTTTGGAATACGATAAAAATATAACAAAAACATAATAATTACAACATAGATAATGATGCTCCATATATTTCTAAAATAAATAGTAATTAATATTGCAGCTATTGAAATAGCTGCAAACATAAAGAAGCTTTCTTTAAAAAAGAGAGTCTGCATCCTATTTCTAAGAAAGAGGAAAAATATTCTTAGATATTTCTATTTCATTTTTAGAATGAACATGTATTTTGATAAGCCTTTTTGAGTTTATTTTCTAATGTTTTATTTATTTTTTCAATATATTCATCTTTAAAGAGATGAACATGATTTTTATATGGTTTTAATACATTTAATAAGATATCGAAAAATTTATCTTTTAGAGCATCCCTATTTACTTCTACAACTGATTGATACAAACTTGCCATATGAACATGATATGCCATTTTTTGTTCATCTATCGTATTCGATTCTACATTTGTTATAACGAAATAATTCAACTCTGCTTTGATGTAGGATTGAACAAGTTCATGTTGTATTGTTTTAGAATCTATATAGGATTGGATATCAATAATAGGTTTATAGGAATAATGAGGACATTTAATCCATTTTGTTTTAATATCCCANACCATATCATTGTCATCTATAAATAAAATTCTTTCTTTTATAACTAAATCTTGATTCTTTTTATCTTTCAGTGCCGGATATTTATTAACAAGAGATTTTATCATTGTGTCATAGTGAACCATGACGGTCTTCATATCCTTACCTCTTTCATTTTGAATACAGTCATTTCGTGTAAAGATAGGTCTAGCAAACTGNATATCTAACTCTTTTTCTAACATAGGTATCATTTTATCAACATAATCTTTTGTTCCGTGGCTATATATAAAAAATTCAGCAGTAGGAAAGTTTTCTTTTATTTTATGGAAAAAATTCTTAGCATCTGGACGGATAAATTCTTTGATAGTTAGATCTTGATATTTTACTGCTTTTGGACAAGGAAGATCTTGTATTTTATTTGTTTTACAACAATTTCGTACAAAATCAATTAANGAATGTGCCCCTAATATCATATCACTTTCTCCAATAATGGTTTTATCCATATCCATAATAAAAAGAACTGGCAATTTTGATTTCATTCAACGTTTTATAATATCTTAATATATAACCAGATTAATTTATAAGTATATATTTATTTAACATTTCTTATACTATTTTATTTTTTGAAAGTGTATTAAGATTTTTGACCTTTTATATAATAAAGAAAAACATAGATTAAAAGTTAAAGTTAAAGTTAAAGTGTTATTTGAATTAATGGCGCCAAAGAAAAAACTTTCTAAAAAAGTTTCGTTTACCAGCGAAAATAATACAACCGAATTACCTCTGGAAAACANCGAATNTCCAAATGGTATAGATAAAAAAGAGAAACCTGTTGAAATTGAAAAAACAGAAGAAGAAATCAATGAAGAATATACACATGTAGTGATTCAACTTCCTATATCCGCAGAACATGTAGAGAACATATTGCTTCACGATGATATGTGTAATCCATTTGAATATAATCCTAAATTATCTATACCTACAGCATATTCGCCTGTAAATTATTTTACTTCAAATAATGATGCATTTATGGGTAATGGCATAGATAATGCTGAAAAAAAGGGGCGACAACCAATTCAAAAAATACAGACCGATGCTTGTGTAGATACAAAGACAGATATTAAAAATGAAGTAAAATCGGATAAACATAAATCTCATGTATGCTTCTGGTGCTGTCATACCGTGGAACATAATCAATTTGGAATGCCAATTCGTTATGATCCAATACATAACAGTTTTACATTTTTTGGTATTTTCTGTTCTCTGGAATGTTCGTCCGCATATAACTTTAGTGTTCATATGGGCAGCGATAGAGCATGGGATGTTCAAAGTTGGATACAAATTATGGCACGAAACTACGGGATACAAGGTATAATAAGACCCGCGCCATCCAGATATACTCTTCAAATGTTTGATGGTCCTCTTACCATCGAAGAATTTCGAAAGGCTCATAAGGGCGTATCCAAGTCAATAATGGTAAATATTCCTCCTCTCGTAAATATGAAACCGCAGATTGAAACGATAAACACATCTTTCTTTACCACCGATAATTCAAAAGAACAAAATGAGACTGTTAAAAAAGCAACACTGCGTAGGAAAGCTTCTGCTACAGATAATGGAAAAACATTGGAAAGCAAAATGAATCTTTCTTATACATCCTTGGATACTTTAGATACATTAGGTTTATTAGGTACAATAAATTCACCAAATTTAATAGATACGAATGCTATATAGATAGATTCATTTTGTACTTAAAGAAAAAATTGATTATCCTGTGTGTGAAAGTATTCATAGAATATCAAAATGACGACAGAAATTGAGAATCTCATCAATAATATCAATAATATCAATATTAATGTGGATACTACAGAAAACCTTGTTCCTACACCATATCGTGTATCTACAATCACATGCAATGGTTCGCTTGGATCAAGTATTGATCTAAATATATTATATAAAAATGTCAAACTTTCAGATGCTTGTGATGTGGGAAACTTTGTATGGGTAGAATTTGGGACGCACAATAGTCGTGGTATCTATCCAAAGAAAAGACGCCCGAATCTCACCGATCGCAAAAGCTTTGATAATCAAGTTACTATGATCTATAAGATCCGCGAGGGATATGCTCCAAATATCAAAGTGTTCCGTAATGGCAATATCCAGATGACGGGCATTCGTAGTCCAGATGACGGAAAAAATATGGTTGAACTCATATCAAACGAGGTAAAACGAATTGCTGTAGATGTAGATCCATTGATTACACGAATGGATGAAATCAAACCTTGCGATTTTAAGATAAGAATGATCAACAGCGACTTTTCATTTGATTTCCGTATTCGTCGCAAGGATCTTCATATGCTTCTTATCTCTAACAAATACAATACCATTAGTAGTTTCCAACCAGGAACATATCCGGGGGTAAAAATTCAGTATTTCTGGAACGAAAAAAGTACAACGAAAAATGGTCATTGTGAGTGTAGAAATCAATGCCATGGCAGGGGCGAGAATGTTGCCATACCATTGATTGAACCTCTACAGCCGTTGGATAAACAATGTAAAAAGGTCACCGTTTCTGTATTTGAAAGTGGAAAGATTCTTATCACTGGGGCAACATCCTATGAACAGATTGACGAGGCTTATGCATATATTGTTAAAGTAATTCAGGAAAATATAAACCACATAAAGAAGGTGAATATTCCTTGTTTCTAAAAAATAAAAATGATAAATGATAAATGGTTAACGATTAATATAATAATAAATAATTTTGTAATTTAATTTTTGTAAATATTTAATTCTTACGGCACATAATATTGTACCTGTTTTCGGGATCAAATAGTTGATGGTTAGGGAAGGTAGTAATATTATTACCAGGACGCGTATATCCAGGAATGGCATCTATACCTCCTTTTGGAGGGTTGGCACTCTTTAAATTTTCTGAAACCAAAAAAGTAGCATCGGGTTTTACAGGGAAATTTCGCCATCCAGCATTTGATGGAAATTGTTTTCCTGTATAAAGACCACCATTCACTCGTGGTGGTGGAATGGGTACGGGAGATTGTGGATCTTCTATCTCGCTATAGTAAAGCGTTGAAAACATTGTATTATAATACCTACTCTACTATGATAAAACAAAATCAAACATACATAAGAGAATATTATATCTTGATTATAGATATATTACAATGGATAAGCAAAACCGCAAACGTGATGCCCCCGAGAATATGGGAGACGATACTGATATTGATGAAGTCAAAAGTATTGTAGAAGAAATCGTTCAAAGTCCTGGAACGATTAAAGATAAGGAACGAATGTTTGAAATGAGATATCCTCAATTTGCTGAAAGATTCCCTTTTTTATTCAAGGTAGCTTGTAAACCAGATTTTGATAGGGATCGGCTTGAACAAATTTTTCATATGATGGAACAAGTAAAATCAAACAAACTGTCCTATGAATCAGCGACCAAACGCTTTGGTCAAGATATGTACGACACATATGTCAAACCAAACTTAGATAAATTAGATAAAAATAGGAAAAACTAATACAATATTTGATTTTGATTATATGGTATCGTAAATCATTAAAAAATTGATCGTCTTTATGATGGTATTATTTAAACAATTGCCAATAATATCTATACAACAGTCAGCAGTCAGCAGTCAACCGTCATCAGTATAACAGCGTATTCATATTAAA